CTAAGCCAAAACGCCATACAGCTTAGTGCAATACTCGCACCTAACAAAAAGGAACCAAATGAGTAAACAAAAAGAATGGCTCACGGTGGCAGAGGCGGCGCTATCGCTCTGTATCAGCCTAACCGCCCGCCGGACGCATCCGGCACGACACTCATTACGAAAGGAAATCATGAAGAACCCACCGATGGACGCCCAAGCATTTGCAAAATGGTTGAACGATGAAGGCGCTTGCAGGGAGGCTTTGAAGTGGCAGAGTGGAAAGACTCTGCGCGAAACCTGGGACAGTTGTGAACGCGGCGATTGGCTTGAATGGTTGCTATTGAATTGCAATTATCGATGGACGGCTCCAGCGTTGGCCGAGTACGAGCGCGTGAAGGCTCCAGCGTGGGCCGAGTACAGGCGCGTGACGGCTCCAGCGTGGGCCGAGTACGAGCGCGTGACGGCTCCAGCGTTGGCCGAGTACAGGCGCGTGACGGCTACAGCGTGGGCCGAGTACGAGCGCGTGAAGGCTGACACGATCAGGTCGCTCATCCCCTATCCCTTCAAGTAACGCACCATCAAAATTCAGAAAGGAACCAAATGGGTAAACAGAAAGCAGAATGGCTCACGGTGGCAGAGGCGGCTAAGGCGCTGGGCGGCTGTGCTGCCACAATCCGCAAGTATGCGAAGAACGGCACGCTGGTAGCGCGTAAGTATGGCATCGGTGGCCGCACGTCGCCGTGGGAGATTTCGCGGGCCAGCATCGACAAGTATCAGGACGCTAACCGCAACCGCTAACCGCAGGAAAGGGACACGATGAAACAGTTTACGCAAGAAATTGCACAAGAGATGTACACCGCGCTGAATTTTGTGCAGGATCACTGCCAACTTTACGGTGCCGCCGACGCTGCCCGAGAGAAGATTGCCGCCGCCCTCGCCCATGCAGACGCCCAGCCCGTAGCCGCGCCCTCTGCCGACGTTGCATCGGCACAGATCGCCGGGGAAGTCGAGGCGCGATCATGATCGGAATCACAGCAATACTCGGCGTGTGGCTTGCATCAATGCTGGTGGCTTTTGCGCTGCTCGATTGGCCCATCATCGAGGCAGACTGGGCACACTTGCGGAAGTGGTGGGCAGGCTCGCAAACCGTCAAACCGCCCCCTAATAACCTCTTATCATGGCGGCGCGACCCAGTACAAATTGCCGCGTTTGAAGCGCTGATCGACGAGGAGATGATGCACGAAGCTGGTCATCCGATCTTCGACCCAATGCCCTACGATCTGCGCACGGTGATACATCCCGCTCCTGTGCAGGTCGACGACACGCAACTGTGGAACTAACCACCCGGCACTTACAGGGGCGCGGCTGGAACGCGCTGGAGGAAAGACAATGCCAAGAAAAACAGGATTCAAAGTGAAGAATGGCTATGTTGTGGTCGGAATCCCAGGCACTGGGTTGTTTGTGAAGAACGGACAACTCCTTCGCGGAGACGGGGCACAGGTAAAAACAGGAAACTTGATCCTCTATACCCGCGATGCAGACGCGCAGAAACACGCTACATTTTGCGAGAAATACTATGCAGAGGGAGACCCCGGATACTCTTTTATAGTTCTTCCGGTGCTAGTGAGCGAAAGACCATGACCGCACTCCACATCCCCGACCCAACCGGCGAACTACACCGCACAGCTCACCGCATGGACGCATTCAACGCCACCGCGATAACCCTCGCGCTGCTCACGCTTGCCCTGCTGCTGGGCATGGGACTCGCAGGGTGGTTCAACGGGATCGCAGCACAGTAACCGCCGCACCACACGCCGCCGGAGCATTGGCGGCGTTCGTGCGTCAGCGTGAGCAGCCCAGCAGCAGGCGGCGTGCGGCATCATCTGCGCAACGGTTGAGTACATCCACGCCGTGTATCATGACACGCCGTCGAGTCACTCCGAAGCGCTCTGCAATATGCGCGGCCTCACAGCGGGGGCGTCCAATTGCGCGTTTGAGGTTTTCTGGGTCTTCCTTCCGCATACGGTTAAGTAGTGCGCTCATAAGGCACACTCAAAGTCTCCGCTGGCGCGGCGCAATTGGTCTGGCAATGGGTTGGCTGCATAGCCGCCGGGAGCAAGTACATCCTCCCACTCATCCGCGCCGCGCGCGCGGCGCTCTTGTAGCACCACGCTCATCAGCGAGTAGGATGGCTCGGCGGGTGTCGTGCCTACCTCTGCCACATAGCCGCCCTTCCAGCATCGCTCACAGCGCATCTCCCGCGCCAGGTTGAAGCTGGTGACGGTCAGGCCGCACCGTGGACAGAGGTAGCCTGTGGTGTACTCGTAGCCTGTCGTGGGGCGAACACGCTTGAGGCGTGCGGCCTCGGCAAGCGGCTTGAGAAGCGCAGGCATCGGGAAATTGGTGTCAGACGAATACCATTCGACAATCGCTTTTTCCAGATCACGCTTATCGCACCATCCGAGAATCGGCTTCCACATCTTGAACTGCCCCATATCTGGCGTGAATCCCTTCGTGTCGCAAGCTAGGGTGTATAGCTCCTTGAGATCGCTGTCAGTCAAGACTTGCCTCCATAAATGCTTTGCGTTTTGCGTCCCGGTCGGCTTGGCGCGGAGTTTTTCGGGGTTGTTGGGGCCGATATAACTGTTTAGTGAACCAGAATCGGTCAATCACTCCACCGTCTGCGATGAATGCTTTTCCGGCTTGGAGAATGTATTGCTGTGCATTGAGCGTCGTGCCACCCTCTTTAGCCAGGAGACGAATTGCTTCGGCGGCTACGGAGCGCTCAGCGTTTCCGCCCACGATTCCAAGCTCCTCGAAAAGATTGCACGCGAGCATGATTTCAGACCCAGAATCAGATACAGACCCAGAATCAGATACAGACCCAGAATCAGATACAGATACAGATACAGAGAGACCTGTTTCAGTAACGTTTCCTTTTGTTTCTTGTAACGTTTCATCCTGTTTCTTTGCTTGTCTATAGCGGCGAACACGGTCTGTTGATGAGTCTGAAAGAAACTGGCGACGGTTCCAATTCAATAGATTCCATTGGTCATCAATGAAGCCTTGTCGCATAAAAAGCAGCCGGGTCTCTTCCATGTCCGTTTCTGAAACGCGCCAATGAAACGCTGCTCGCGTTACATGAAACGTTTCACCTTTGCATCGCCAACAAAAGAGCATGGCAAGACGGCGCTGCATTGCTTCAGGCATCATTTGTACTTTGGGGTCAGAATCCCATTCGTGGTAAAAACGGAACCATGCGTTCATTCAAACCTCTTCTCCGTTGAGGCTAGGGGGTCAGTCGGAGAACCAACCCCCCACTTTTTCGGCTCTTGACCGTCGCCAAAAGCACCTGAATCCACGGCGAGCGCAGCGGATACGGTTATTGTACAGCGCCGAACGTGCTGGCGCAAGGGAGCTACGCTTCGAGGATTTTCACGCCGTAGCCGGAGCCGTCGCCGTCGCCGGAGCCGCCGGGATTGTGAGGGAATCGAGGTAGTTGAAGTAATACGCCTCTGCATCATTGGAAGCCTTCCGCGCATTCCTTGCCATAATTTCCTTATCATCCGCCTCTAGTCGTGCGCGAGTACGAGCAGAATCAAGATTCAATATCGTTTGCAACTGATCCTCTGTCAACCCAACGCTCACTACGGGCCCGGCTCCCGGCACAGGTTCGGGCGCTGCGGGCTTCGGCTTGGCTGCGCGGGGGATTCCAGCGTCCGCACGTGTCTTGCGCGTCTTGGGGGCAAATGGTGCTTCCGGCGTGTGCTCCCTGGGCGCGGGCATATCGTCGTGCGATACGACATATTTGGACGCCGCAAGCATGGCGTGCGCGTTCTCTTGCAGGGGATCAATCGTGCGGAACTGCTCCGGCTGGCCCTCTGCGGTTACGGGCACGTCACCGGCAAGCATGGCCGCTACTTCCGCTTGCTTCTGTGCGAGATATTGCGGGTCTGATTCGATTGCTTCTTTCATAGCTTCCTTTCTGAGTTGCTGTTGGTGGTACGCTGCGAGTTGGGCTGGTCCGGAAGTCATCCTCGGATGTACGCTTGATTACGGGTAATGAGTCCGTTCTTTTTGGCGTTCCTCTTAACCCGCTTCAACTCTTCCTGAGCGTCTGCAAGAGTAAGTTCCCCAGCGTTGACCCGTTCCATAAGTTTGGTACGATATTCCATCGAATCGGCGATTTGTCCTGACGCCTCAGCTTGATTGACAGCTTGGCGTTTGTCGATGCGTGCTTCAAATCGAGTGCGTCTTTGCAATTGCATGGTTCCTCCGCCTCCAGGTTGTAAGCAGGCGGGGTTAGGAGGTATCCCCGGCCCACCGCAGCCCCATGCACGCCACTGCACGGAGCAAGCTGTTAAGTCAAACCCTCGAAGTATGAATCATCGAGGTATCCAAGCGCGTTATCCCCTTGCGGCGCTGTATCCGGCTCTGGTAGTTCCGGGCAGATGCTTTTGATGCGCTCAATCGTTGCGTCTACGTCCGCCAGAAATTCAACCTTTTCAGCCCTCATCATTTCGATCTTATCCAGGCAGTCGGCCCGGTTGAGCCGCATGGTGATTTGCGCGCACCACTTAGGCAAAATACGCAGATCGGTTCCTTCAGCCTTCGCCGTTGCAATGACGTGCTTGTCAACTTCCATGCCTCCGTCGCGGGTGATAAAGTCAATCCATTGCAGGGTTTCGCATTCAACAAAAGCCATCCAAAGCTGAGGTAGATTTTCCTCTGGTATGGTTTCCAGTTTCAGTGCGATGTTGTCGATGGTTTCCAAGTGCGTAGTGGTCAGTGGGCCTTTGATTTCAATTGCCCCGATGATTGCTCCCACCTCATCAGTCACAATCCCATCCGGCGACCATCCGCTGCGCTCATCGTCTCCGATCACAATGCCGACTTCCTGCACCATCTGACCAGATTCTTTGTAAAGCTCAAACTCGTAGTCGGTTCGCGCTAGCGGCTCGGCGGCTGTGCCTGCCAACATTGGTGAGGAAACAAACCGAGGAAAGCCGCCCATCATGCTGAGAATTTCAGCTACTTTCTCATAGCGATATTTCCGCCGCTTGGCACCCTCCTTGCTTTTGTCTGTTCGGTTGCCGTCTTTCTGGGCAGTGAAGTCGAGGATTTTAGAGGCATTCGAGGCAGTCACTTTGCCGATATGCTCCTGAAACCATTCCGCTTCCCCTTGCACACAGTGAACAATACGCATCGTACCTCCTAGTACGCGATGGTTGTGTGTGGCACTTCGCCCTTGACGATTGCCGCAATGATTGCCTTGCCGAGTTCATCTGATGCGCCGATAATGATCAGTGCAGCCAGCACTTCCCGATTAACAGCAGCCAGGTGCGCCCGGTTCTTCGCTGGGCGCGGCGGTTTCCGGCGCAAAAATAGTACTTTGTGCCGGGGCTGATGTTTCTTTTGTGATTCGCATTACTTTCTCCCTTCCAATTGTGCAAGGCGCTTATCTCGTGCGGCAACAAATTTGTCTTGCGCCGCCAGGTCGTGTGCTTTTCGCGCAGCTTCAATCGCCCCAAAATAGAGAGGCGCGATAGTTGCCTTGTTGATGGCTGCTTCAATCTCTGCGCAGCGCCCGTCGATCTCCGCCTGATCCATACCTGGTCCCTTGTTCAACTTCTCATCTTTGTCGATGCCCACGGCGATGTTGAAAATCTTGAACAGCAGATACCGCATGGCGCGGGATGAACCGCTGGCATCTTGGTCAGCCGTGCTCATCTTGCTGTTACCGGATGGAATCAGTTTGGAGAAGTACTCCTTGCTTACACCACCCCGCGATAAAGTGGCGCACATCCGCCGCCCCTCAGTCGGGCTTTCCACTTCTGAGTATCCGATAGAGAATCCAGCCTCAAGGTAGATAGGTCGAACTACCTTATCCGCGCCAGCATAATCTAGCCACATGATCTGGTTTTCTCTTTCCCGGTTCGGTGCAATGCGCCCTATTTGGCGCTGGCACTCATTGAGCGCATTGTCGAAATCGATCTTCGACTGTCTCTCTTCGCGCTCCCAGTTGAAGCGCTCGACCGACTGCTGAAGCGCGACAAGCTCGCGTATGACTTCCGGCGATGTGCCGGAAGATAGAGCCTGCTGCAATAAATCCATCGGCGCAATGGCCGTCTGCGCAGGCACTGCCAGCGCGTGGGTGGGTTCAGGCATTGTTGGCCTCCGGTTGCTTGAGAGACTCTTTGGTGATTGCAATGATTCGGTTAAGCTGGTCGCTGGAAAGTTCCTTCCAGTTCGTATCCCTAAACTTGTTGATGTTCTTTTCGCGTTGGATTCGATCAATCAACTCTGGCGTGAGCACTTCGATAGAAGCTGAATCAAACCGTCCGCGATGAATATCATACCCTGTGCGCTTGCTGAATTTGCAGTTGTTTGAAAGGATGATATGCAAACTCGTCACCTTTACAACTTTTTCAGCGCGAATCGACAAACCGTAATTATTGCGCAACGCTACGGTCATGCCTACTTTTACATCTTCAAGAGTCAATTTCCCTCCCTCTGGCCGATCTGCGCGTCGGCCTCGACTTGCCGCCAGCGTAAGCTGTCCATCGCGCGGTCGATGTCGTCCCCCGCGTCCGTCTCGCGGCGCTCACCCGCATACGGCGAGTTCACGCCCCGCCCAAATTGGCTGTCGTAGTAGTCTCGCAGACTGTCAGCGGTCATGCGGTTGCGCTTTCCGTCTCATCCTCAGACAGCAGCGGCTCGCAGCGGTAGATGGCGGATTTGGCAGGTTCAACCAATTCGCACACCTTCAAGCGTTCAATGTAGGCCGCAACGGATATGACTTCGGAATTGTACTTCACCCAAACCTCATCCGACTTATACTCTTTTTTCAGCGGACGCGGCATGATCTTCACCAAGCCAAGAAATATGTCCTTCGACTTCGCTCCGAGGTAAGAGCATGAAAAATAAACGTTTGGCGACGGCACTTCTGCTGCCGGGTTCTGGTCAAGGCTGTCTGCCAACTTGCGAAGTTCGATTGCTACTGCTCCTGCTGTTGTCATTGGTAAATCCTCCATTTCTGAATAGTACGCCGGGGCGATTCTCTGTGTCAAGCGCATATTTCAATTTTAATTTGCTTTTTGCGCTTGCATTCATCGGCGAAGTATGTTTTACTGTTTTTGGGAGGCTCTACATGGGAGCTTTGAAGAGCTACAAGTGCAGCAAGGGTCACGTTTTACGAGGGGCCAACCTGTATGTATGCAAGAACGGTTCGCGCCAGTGCCGGAAATGCGCTCTGGAGCGTGGCCGGAAATTCCGAGCGTTACAGAAGAAGCGCAAGGCAACCGCGCAGAAGGAGGGGAAGTGATGGGCGAAGTGACGAGAATCAACCGCGCTCGATGGTGGCTGCAATGGGCGTATATTCGCGTTTTGGGAGCGCTGGCGCGTAAAGCGTTCTGTGCTTGCGATCATGGCAACACTATTGTGCTGGACATGACGCGCCCTTATCCGATGTGCGCACTCTGCATACAAGAAGCAATCGGCGAATTTCACGCCTCCTTGATGGCAAATGAAGTGAAGATCACGGATGACGTGGTGGAGAGCGCATTCCATTTGTATTGTGCGGGTGGAAAGAACGCATCGTCGATGAAAGACGCTCTGGAAGATTACGAGGCCCACCGCCCGCAGTCGTTCACGCTGGAGCAAGTGCGGGACGCGATGGACGATGAAGCGTTTTCTATCAGTGAAATTGAAGGCGTCATCAATCGACTTACCCCCCCCCCAAGCCACCTAAATGAGCACGTCTCACTCATTTAGAGTACAATGGCCTCATGGCAACTATTACAGCGTTGGCGTGGAAGTGCGATCATTGTGGATGGGTGTGGCTGCGGCATGATGGGGTAAGGCCAAAACAGTGCCCTAATAAGTCATGTAGGTCTCGCAAGTGGCATAATGGGGCGGTATCTCAAGTGGTTAGAGAGCAGAGCAGTGATGCTCAGATGGGTGCTGGTTCGAGTCCAGCCCGCTCCACCAAATGCGCTCAAACCGGCCATACCGGCTTCCAACGTGCGGATGGCTACTGGTGCACAACTTGCAGGAAGATGTACACTCACAGGTGAGGTGATCCATGCCAGCCTACAACACTCAGCCAATGCCCACTCCCAAGCCTGCGCTCTACACCGGCGACCAAATCGCGCTGGTCAACAATGCGGCAGTCGATAGCGGGATTCTCGCGACTCAACAAGTTTCCATTGCGCCGTACCCGGCCGACAGCGCAACATACTGCACAGTGTTCAACGGCACCAACCAGGCATTGCAGATGCAAGCTGCCCCCTCGGATAGCGCGTCGCTGTACGCATCTCTCGGCTCGTCTATCACTGCCGGTTCGCTCGCCACGATCTCATGCGCTGTGCCGTGGGTACGAGGCCTGTTCGCTACGGCTCCCACGTCCGGCTCACTCATTATCTACCACGGATAGGCTATGGACACAGTAGAGCGCGACGAGATATACGAATGGGCGATCAACGCGCTCCGTAGCGGGGCGACGATTGATTCTCTCCGCGAGGAGATTGAGGCCGCGTACCGCCACGTGGAAGGCATGAAGCAACGGCCTATTTTCTCAGGCATCTATCCAGATAAGGAGGTTTAAGGGTATGGGTCTATCTGGCGCAGAGCGGTTTGTAATCGATACACGCAAGATTTATGATCCATACCCTTGACCTTTCCAATGCCGCTTTCATGCTTCAGCGGCACCATACGGGTTCATGGGCGGCGCGGCTGGACCCGGAAAAACCATGGGAATGCTGATGGAGCAGTTCCAGGCGTGCAATGAGTTCAGCAATGAGGACGGTCCCAAGGTCCACACGATTCTGTTCCGGCGCACATTCCCCATGCTTGAGGCAACAGTGATTACGCGCTTCCGTGAGTCGTTTCCCAAGGAGCTTTACAGGCAGTACAACGAAGGCAAGAACCAAGTCACTTGGCTCAACGGTGCCACGACCAAGTTCGGGTCGATGCAGTACGAGTATGATGTGTGGGGCTGGCAAGGGCAGTGGTTCCACATGGGTTACGATGAGCTTTGTGAGTTCACCTTCAAGCAATGGAGCAGTGTTGCGGCCTGGAATCGTTGCCCGGTGAGCGATAAGCCTCGCAAGTATGGGGCAGGCAATCCAATCGGTATCGGCGCGATGTGGGTAGAGGATTTGTTTGTCAAGGGTATTCCTTGCATGGGGATGGACGACAGCCAAAAGGCGGCATTCAACCCGGACGATTACGACTATTTCCCGGCAACCTATCTAGATAATCCGATCTTCGCCAATGATCCCACATTCCTCAAGAACCTGGAAGCATATCCGGCAGACGTGCGCGATGCGCTCAAGTTCGGCCTGTGGGGAGCGGCTGGCGGATACTTCCGGGGCGTTTGGGATGAGAACATCCACGTGTTCAAGGATGGCAGTGTGCGATTTCCAGACTGGTATCGCCGCTGGATTTCAGGCAACTGGGGCTATGAAGACCCGGCCAGCTACTACAAGCACTGCATGGGTCCAGATGGTGAGGTCTATACCTACGATGAGTTCTATACGCAACACCTAGACCCTGAGAACCTGGCGGAGGCGCTGGCGGAATGGGCGATGGAAGAGGATGAACACGGAAAACTGGTAATGCCCAACTTTGTGAACTTCACTCAATCATTCGACGCAAACTACGCCAAAACCACAGCCACAATGGGCGCGGATATGCGGTCTGTGAATCAGCGAATGACTCCTGTATTGCGGCGCGAGGGCATCCCATTACCGCTGCCGAGCACAAGAGATAAGCTGGGGCGCGATACACTAATGAGGGAACTGCTTGCCAAGCGAATCAGAGTTGGCGAGGATGCTGGTGGGCACCCGATAGAGATTCCAGGTTGGCAGGTAAGCGACAAATGTCGCCAGTTACGCCGGATAATCCCAATTGTGAAGTCTGACCCGATTCGTGTTGAGCAGATTGAGGCAGGGATTGGCGGCTCAGATTCTCCGCTTCAAGGTTCCGGGTACGGGCTGTATGCAATCTTTGGCCGACCGGCCTCAAAACCGTTGCAGGTGAGGCAACAGGAGTATTATCAGAGCTTGAGTCCCAAGGCGGACATGACAGCAAAGAGTGTGCTTATGGCAAAATGGAAGCAGGACAACAATCCGAGGAAGGGGTCTCCATGGGCAGCTCGGCAGTAAATAAGACTCAGCAACTTCGGTGGCAACTCTGGCCAAAAACGAGACTTATCACCGCGCTTGATAAGGAAATGCGTCATGCGTGGGAGTCGCATCCTAACCGCAAAGACCCCGATCCTCGAATCAGAGAGATGGGCCGAATAAAAGAATACGGAGTGCTGATACACTCTGTTTTAGATAAGCCGTTCCCAAAACCGAACCCGCCTTGCTCAACGCGTCAGAAGTTCGATCTGGCTCATAAACTTGCACAGGAGCATGGTTGCAATTGGAAGGAGGCATACTCATGGCTACTTTAATCTTCGTTCTTTTGGTGGTGATTGCAATTATGGCAATTGGCTGGAACGATGACCGCGTTAAGATGCAATCATTTAAGTCTCAGGCTCTTAGTCGGACAAACAAAACGCTAGCCTTGGCGAATGATCGCAATGCCAAGCTTGAGGCCGAAATTCAGCGCATTCGCAAGATTCCTTTGACACATCCCCCGGAAAAGGTAGACAATTCAACCATCAAGGCCAAGTCTTCGGCGGATGTGCGCCGGTTGACCGAGGCGGCGTTTGGGTTGCAACCTGAGATTGGAGCACAGAATGAAGACGAGTGAATTTGTACAACTCTTGCAGAATGAGTTGATTCTGCCCCGTGACCCGCATCTTGCGGATCGCTTCGCCGCCCTGCTTGATGAGAATTACGAGCCGGTAGCGCCGAAAGAGCCAACCCCGGCAGACGGTGTGAACATCGTTCCCCAGGAGCCGAGTGTCGCGGACCCTACGACGAGCAACTCTGGAAGCATTTTGACAGACTCGCAACCGAACGCGGGGTCAATCTCTGGAGAACAGCCCAGCAATTCAATCTTGGAAAGTGAGGCCAGCTAATGGCGCGAGACGGCTTTGACGGACTCGGAAAGATGCGCGGCGGGGAGCGGAATAGCTCTTACATCCCCAAGCCGCATAGTGAAACCAAACCGCACGAATCGACTGAAGAGCAAGAGAAGAGTGATGGCGGCAGCGATCAGATTCACGAAGTCCATGACCACGGCGATGGGACTTTCCACACGGAGCATCCCGACGGAACCCGCGAAGAGCATCCCGACCATCTGCATATGCTTGCCCACCTTGGCCACAAGGTAACGGACGGCGACAAGCACCACATCTTCCATCACGACGGCATCTCGGCCCATTCCCACTCGATTGACGAGGCGGGGAATCACGAGGATCATGGCGAACACAACACCGCCGAGGAAGCCAAAGGCGCATTGGACAAGTTCTTTGGCGAAGAGGCACAGGAGCCGCAACACGCGCACGGCGAAGAAGAGAACGAGGAAGGCCCAGCACTGGGCGGAATGTAACCGGGCAGAACGCCCAAGGAGAATGACGTGAAAAAGGCACTCTTGATTATCGGCGCGTTGCTTCTGGCTTTGCCCGTCGTAGCGCAGGTTCCTGCTGGTCCAACAACTTTTGGTGGCCGCGTTGACGCTGTGAGCTTCGCTTATGGAGCGCAGGGCCAAGGTGCCGCTCTGGTAGTCGGCGCGGGCGGTGGCAATGCTGGCACCAGCTACTCCATCACCCTGAATTACGGCAAGTCTTCGAGTGGTGGAACTGGATATGTGTTCTATCCTTTCTCATCTCCCGTACTTCCATCAATCGCTATCGGCTCCGGCGCGACGTATGAGGTAGTGACACCGAGTTCTGCCAGTTGCAATACCGGACAAGCAAACAGCTACCAGCAATGCTCGGTTACTGCATCGTTTACCTATGCGCACGGCGCGGGGGATATTGTTCGTTCCGGTGATGCTGGTTTGATTGAAGCTATCAACTTCGCAGCCTTCACGCCCAGCATTGGAAACATCGTTGAGATTGGCGAGAAGTGGTATGTGGCAGGCGGAACACAGGCGGCTATTCAGGCGATTACAACCCCGTATCCGTATGTAACCATTGAGGATACTTCCGGCTACTACGGTTTGCGCTGGTTTACCACTACGTCCACGGTGCAAACTACTACTTCCGCCGCCGCTGCTTCCACTGGGACTCTTACCGCTGGCGGTTCTTTGACGGCGGGCGCGTACTACTTCAAGACGGCCTATGTGGATGTTTTGGGGCAGGTATCACAGGCGTCCTCGGAAGTTGCTTCTTCTCTCACGGCTACCGCTACCAACGCCAGCATCACGGTAAACGCCCCTGCTGCTGCCGCTGGACAGGTTGGCTACATCGTCTACATGACCATTCAGGGCGGCGGATCAGGCAACGAGTTCTGGGTTCCTGTCACCAGCGCGAATTGCACTCTAACCACAATTGAGAGCGTGATTCCGGCTTGCGCGTTGACGAATACCAGTTATGGTCAGACTTCCTCGACTGCGCTTATCAGCGTCACCCCGGTCAATACTCAAGCCAAGGTAATCGGCGCTACCGATACGGTCAATCGCACAGCTTTCTCATATTTGGCTGCAAACTCTGCCGGAGCGGTCAGTCCGATTCCTGTTACGTATGCTACCTTCACCGGGACGGCAACTTCCGCTGCAACCTACCATATCGGCGCGATCACCATCAATGGAACACTGTTCGGGCAGGTTGGAAGGGAGTATAAGATTTGCGGCGGCGGTCACTTCACTTACGCGACGACTGGAACGCAGATTCAGTTTGCACTACTGGAGGGCACATACAACAATTCAGATGTTGCCCTTGCGACTACGACCGGCGCGGTTTCCACGGCCACCAGTGGTAACGCTGTTTCTCAGTTCTGCTTCACTGTGGATATTCTCTCTAACAGTGGTACCGCAGCTACGGCGGATGTTCACGCATGGGCGATGACCAACCCGGCGGCGGCTACGGCGGCTTTGGTGGAAACTGACATCAACGTGGCGGCGATCACCGGCATTCCTTCGAGCGGTACGCAGTGGCTTGACCTTGAAGTCATCAACGCCGCCGCCTTTGGCACAGGTGGATTTGTGCTCGACACGCTGAGCATCCTACCAGTTCACTAAGGCGGTGAGCGATGCCGTCCGTATCGAAGGCGCAACAGACCGCCATGCAAATCGCTGAGCACGCCCCCGGCAAACTCTATTCGAGAAACCGGGGGCTACTCAAGATGTCCAAACCTCAGCTTCACGACTTTGCAACCGGCTCTGAAAAGGGCAAGCCTGAGCGGAAGGGAAAACTGTATGCCCGATAAGCTGATCTACGAAGGTGAACCATTCGTTACCCCGGAAATTAAGCGGAGATTCCCAAACGCGAGAGTTCAGAACTATCAGGACAGAGACGCTTCCGGGAATCTTTACTACAATACCCACGTCGGGGTATTTGCCCTCGTTCCCGATCCGCAGCATCCTCAGATCGGCTACTTTGTAGGCGAGGAGATTGTGTGAGTAAATTCTACGCAGCAGACCGCAAGAAGATGTCGAAGAGTTCCTTTGCTGGCCCTGGGCGCAGCTTCCCGGTCAACGATGCCACACACGCCCGTTTAGCGATCAGCGGAGCTACCCGCAGCGAACACGCGGGCAACATCAGCGAATCGGAAGCCGAGCGCATCAAGTCCAAGGCGCGTGGAAAGTTGTATCAGCGATGAACCACAACGGCGCATATTGTGTTCGGCATATGTGGAACCCGCTCACGCAAGGGCCGTGTTGCCAGTGCATGACCGGACAGCAGAAGCTCGATTACGTGTGGAAACAGATGCGGGAAGCGCGGTTGTCGCCGAAGGACTGCGTGATTCAATGCCCGTACTGCCTGAGCACCATTACCGACGGGAAACCGTGCTGTGACGTGGTTGCAAGGGCAATAGCAGCGATTCTAGCGCGTGAAGATATGGTGAACCTAGCAATAGAATCTGCCCAGAGGAATTGATGGCAACTAACGCCCTACTCCCGGATGGACTTGAAGCGGACGAAACCGGACTAGACTCGGTTCCGCAGCCCGATGATCCGCCAACCTACGGCGAGAATAACCGGGATATGCCTCAAGACTTGACTGACAAGCTAGAAGGCATCGTAAAGAAACTCCAAGACCAGGAAATGTACGACCGGCGCATCGAAGTGCTGCTCGACCGCATCATGCGCTTCTATTACGATGGAATCCAGCACGTTTACCCCAACTGGTCAACAGGTGTTTACCAGGTTGGTACGACTGGCGGATATGTTGATATCGGTAATGGCCAGAATGTTCAATGCCCAATGTTTATGGGCGCTTACAACATTTTCCGAGCGCGTTGGCGTTCGCTCGATGCAGTGCTAACACAGAATCCTCCCGGCATTGGGTTCGCGGCGGATAAGCAGGATTCTGAGTCCATCGAGGCATCTGAGACCGCAGAGGGATTTTGGGAGATATTCGACCAGTCGGAAAAAGGCGGTGCGGTAAAGAGGATTCAAAAGCGCGTCTCTTACATGATGGGAATGTCGGGCCGGACAATCGCATGGACACACACGCTGAAATCCAAGGCGCGTTTTGGCTTGAATGATGAGGGTGAGCCGCGCTCAATGGAGACGGCAGACATTTACGGAACAATGGAGTCCAAGGTTCCCATCGTCTGCAAGTGCTTGTCCGACGCGCTGTACTGCTTCCTGTTTGACGACAAGAATGTTCTTGCCCTCAAAGGTCAGAATGAGTGGATTCGCTCGAAGATCACCGCTGGGGAGCCGTCTATTGGCGAATCGGACTGGAATCGCTTTGCGCGAATCGGAGTCAAACAAGCCAAAAAGGGATTCTTTCTTACCGGCCTCGCGCTGAATTACCTTACGACTGAGTTGAATGGCTTCCTACGCCCTGAAGTGTTCCAAGACAAGATGTTCGACTCTGCTTATCCTGGCGTTGATGAAAAAGATGTGCGCGATGATGGCAAGGAGTTCACTTACCGCGATAAGTTCCTGCAATTGTTCCCCGATGGTTGCCACATTAAGTATGTAGGCAAGTCATACTCAGAGAGCTGGAATGAGTGCCCTGACGATGCGATTGATATTGTGTTCCCGATGGAGCGCGATGGCATGACCGGCGGGGCGCTGATGGAGCCGATGAAGGTTGTCCAAGACGCCTACAACGATTACATGAATGCCAAGCGAGAGAATTACGAAACCGGCTGGAGTGTAACGTATTTCCGGGGCAGCGACGAAGATTATCAGGCTATCTCAAATCAGCGATCACGGCCAAATGACTACATTCTTTTGAAAGAGGGACCGCCAGATCAGGAGATTGGGAAACAGATAGTTTACCGCGAACCTCCAGCAGCGCCTCCGGAGGGATTCGATGAGGCGATTGAAGAGCTTCGCGGGCCGGTATCGCAGGATATTTCAGGGTCGATGCCTGTCCTTCAAGGGGAATCTAAGTCTGGCGACCCGGCAGCAAAGACAGCAATGGAGCGTTCTCAGGCAATGGGGATGCTCGGCCCATCGTGGGGATATTTGCAGATTCTATTCGCGGGGATTGCAGAGAAGGCGGCGCGGCTTGCATCCAAGAATCCCGACCATGGAACGGAGATAGCCGTCGTTGGTAAGGATGGGGCGAAGATCACCGTAAAGATGGAACGGTTGAAAAAGGGCAAGTTCCATTCCCATGTGTCTGATTCATCTTTCCCAGAGACCACGGCGGCGAAACGTGCGAACCTCACCGATCTCGTTAAAATGGCAGGAGCTTCTCCTGTGGGTCAGGCGCTCTTCGAGTCTCCCGACAACTGGGAGGAGTTTATCGAACTCAATGGCAATCAGGACTTGGTGTTCATTCCGGCGATTGCATACAAGAAGCAGGCGAGAGAGCTTGAACTACTTTTGCAGGAACCGCCAAACATTCCAGCGCCAGAGGAAATTGCTCAATATGCGGTTCAACACGCGGAGCAGGCGTTACAGGCTGAGCAGCAGGGTTTACCAGCCCCGCCGT